GCCAACAATCAGCAGGACAACTCCACCGATGATGCTAAACACTAAGCCAAAGAAACCCCAGAACCAAGCAGCACCGACAGAAGGGACTATCGGCTGGATTCCCTCATCCTCTACCTTTCCTACGCCAGTTATGCGACCAGCACCACCAGCGGAAACTTTTCGGTGCGGTATAGAGTGAGCATCGCCATAGACGTTATTGCTGACAACACGACCAGCATCTCTTCCTACTTGATTGACAGCAGAGCGAATGAAACCCTTTGCTAGTTCGTTAATGAAACTTCCCATATACTAATTATTTAAATGATTAATATTTCTTTCGTAGAACTCATTCCAAGCCTTTTTCTTGATGAAGACGAAGAAGAGCAGCAGCCCTAGGGCAACCATCAGCAGTTGCAGCGGCTGGCGCAAGACCCCGAACCCGAAGGAACGCTGGAAGTCGATGCAGAACGAAATCAGCACTCCGTAGGTAGCGAACGCTCGATGCACCCAGCAGAAGCCATAGGCTAGGCTGACGATGATCCAGGCAATGAAGCCGAAGAGCGAGCAGTCGAATATCCACTCCGTGAGTTTTACCCGAATGCCGAACGAGAGCAGGGTGCAGTGCACCAGCATCACAAACGCACCCACTGGAGGGATGATGCCAATTATTAACCTGCTGGCCTTCCATAGCCAGCTTTTACCGAGAGCGGCAAGAAGAATCTTCTCCTTCCGTTCTATGAAATCCTCACCTTTCATCGTTACTTAGAATTTTAGTTGATATTATACCTGGAGCGAGAACTAAAGTTCACGCAACCACTTCTGACCCGATTTAGTCTTAGACCAAATTACGAGACTAGTGCCGATAACCGCACCGATGAACATAAATAATGTTGCTAGTTCCATAATCTAAAGCAAGTTATTTTGTCTAAGCCATTTTTTGCCGTTTCCGGTGAGACAGAATGCGAGGAACACCATACAAGGCACTCCCACAAACAAGAAAGCTAAATATACTCCCATAACTTATTTCTCCTTTTCCTTTTTGTCCTTTCCGTCCTTTTTGTTGCTGAGTACGAGACCCACGACCAAGCAAAGGAAGGCTAGGGCGATTCCAACTATATAAATTAACACTTTATCCTCGAAATCCTTGAATAGCGAACTAATCACGACACCGGTCAAGATATATTTCGACACATCAACGAAGTACGAGCCTAATTTTTCTATCCACATTGCGCTGCAAAGTTACTAAATTATTTCTGCCCGACAATGGCAAGCAGGGTTTCAACTTGCTTTCGAAGAAAGGAATTTTCACTTTCCAAGCTTTCGACCCTAGCCTGCAGTGCTGCATCACTACCTATTGACTGGGAAACGTTGGAGCTGTTCGAGCCATTGACATTTGAACCGAAAACAGCCTCTTCCATCTCGGCAGGGAGGGGAGGGGCACACTTGTCGATGATTTCCTTTATCTTTTGGATAAAATCAATTTTTATAGTTTTGCGACCAAGACGAGCCTGCACATTCTGTGGTGTAGTCCCAAGTTCTCTAGCTACATCGCTCATTGTCAAGCCCGAACGCTTTATATACTGTTTTAATTCTTCTCCGCTCATAATTGTAAATCAATTTAAAATTAATTAAAAACTTACTAAAAACAACTGCAAAACAATTGTTTTTCAATTTTCTTTTTGTATTTTTGCAACCGAATTACAAAACGAGTTTAAAAACTCATTTGCAAAGATAAAGAAAATAATTTAAAATACAAAAAAAATGGGAGAAAATTTCAATTATGATTTTCGAACACCGCTGCAGAAGCAGCAGGACGAACGAAAGAAGAACATCATTGCGATGTTCGCTGATTTCCGAGCAAAGGCACCTGCCGAGACTTCGGACAGCAGAATAATGCTTGCAGTATCGCAGCAAGTAGGCTGTACCCAGCAGAACGTGCGTGTCATCCTCATCAAGGCTGGATTGATAACACCCAAGAAGAGACGTGCAGCCGTACGCAAGTAATTAAGTCGAACCAATTAACATTCAGAGCGTATGAAGAAGTTTATCGAGTTTGTGACAAGTGACGTGTTCTTATCAGTGGCATTTGCTGCCATATTATTAACTTTAATCTTTTGGAGGGCATAGGTATGACGAACATAGAACCAAAGGTAGCGGATGCAGGCAGATACACAATGACAGAGACCTGCAAGGCATTGGGCATCCATCGCAACACCCTGCGCAGATGGGTGCAGGCTGGAAAGATGAAGGTCAAGTTCCGCAGAATCGACAACCGCAAGGTTATCGAGGGCAAAGAAATCAAGAGAGCGTGGAGGGTTGCCCTATGAGCAAGTTATCAATCAATATGCGCAGGATGATCGTGAAGTACACAGACATCTGCTGGCTTATCACTAACTGGAAGTCGAACCGCAAGACCAGAAAGTGCTGCGAACTGAACAACAAGTGCCATTTGGAGGCAGAGCGAAGAATCCAGTACAGAGAGTTTCAAGGAAACCTTTGCGTGGCACTGGATAACATACCGCTCATACCACTGGACGGAACGGACAACGAGGTATTGAAGTCGTGCCGTGAGACCTTCCAAAGTTACATATTCAATCAGAGAGGAGGTAACGAATGAGTAAGATTGTCGAGGAGTGCAGGAAGAAGATGTACGAAGCCATCTGGCTTGAGATAGACCGAGACCCACAGCGACCAGCGGTTGCAAGGGTGGACATCAAGACCAAGGCAGGAGCCATCTGCGTATGGTGCGACAGCGTGGGCAATGTCGCGGTCGTGACGCACAAGGGCAGCAATAACGACAGCGAGCGGCTGGAGGAAGCTATCGAGGGCTGTGTCAACTATAAGGACGTGATGGACGACTGGCTGGAGGAGAACAGCCAGTACGAATACCAAGAGCCGATGGACGCTTTCAGCGAAAGCAGGCTCGACATTCTTATGGCTCAATTGTTTAAAGCTTCATAAATTATTATAACGGTTATTTGACACTAAAATCCCAACAGCGGTTGGCAAAGGGCGCACGCAAAGACTCGTTAACGTTTTTTCGTTGTTTAGTGTTTATACAGATATGCGGAAACTGACAGCGTGCGTCCTACAACGGAAGGGCATCCATCGGCAGCAGGCAAGGGTGGGGTAAGTTTTGGCAGTCAACTGGGGTTCGAATCCCCAGCCTTCCACTAGAGTTAATTAAAAGATTATGTTGAACTATAAATTGAACGAATATGGAAAATGAGATTATTCAAGTAAGCGGTGGCGAAATGCTGGAAGCCATCAACCGCTCGGAGATTGACGGACAGATTGCCACAGCGCACAAGTTCCCGAGAGACATCATGCAATGCAAGCAGAACATGGTAGCACTGGCAGCGATGGACGATGATGTAGCCTACAACTGCTTCTATCACCTCGAGCGCAAGGGCAAGGATGGTCAGGTATCGGTTATCGAGGGTCCCAGCGTGAGATTCACGGAAATCATTTCTGCATGCTGGAAGAACCTGCGTATCGCTGGCCGCATCATTGGCAATGATGGAAAGACCATCACAGCACAAGGCGTCTGCCACGACCTCGAGAGCAACGTTGCCTACTCTATCGAAGTGAAGCGCAGCATTCTGACATCGAAGGGCTACACCTATTCGCAGGATATGCAGGTTGTAGTTGGCAATGCAGCCGTGGCGATCGCCCAGCGTAACGCAATCTGCAAGGTCGTGCCGCAGGTATTGATTGCAAGCGTGGTGAAGGAAGTGCAGGCTAAGGCTCTAGAGCACATCAAGCAGACTGGCGTACAGAGCCAGTGGAAGAGCTGTGTTGCCTGCTTCCAAGCCTACCAGGTAACAGACCTTATGCTGCTTGACTACATCGGGAAGAAATCAGCCGAGGAAGTCACGGCAGAGGACATTCAGAAGCTGGGCGGTGTGTACAACGCCATCAAGGAAGGCACGACCACAGTAGAGGAGACCTTCAAGAAACCAAAGCAGCAGGAAGCCATCGCACAGCAGGCGCAAGCAGCAGCCGAGAGCGCACAGCAGAAGGCAGAGAAGGCAATGAGCCGCAGCCAAGGAAAGACTGGCACAGCAGCGAAGAAATAGCCATTTTACTATAATGATAAGCCCGAACCGCCACGGTGCAACCTATGGGGTGGGTTCCCATCGAGACAAAGGGAAGCCGTGGCAACTTTTTACAAACATTCAGACAATGAAACAGATAATCAAGTACAAAAGCAGAGAGGAGTGGTTGCAGAACCGCTCAAAGGGAATAGGTGCATCAGAGGCAGGCACGGTACTGGGACTGAACCCATGGGAGACCCCATACCAGTTGTGGAGACGCAAGAAGGGCATCGACCCACCAAAGGTGGAGAACTTTGCGATGGTTGCAGGACACCTGCTGGAGGATGCCGTGGCGCAGTTCTTCAAGCGAGAGAGCCACTGCCACATCATCAAGGCGAGCACGGACGACTACACCATCACGAACACCGATGCGCCATATTTGAGAGTAAGCCCGGACCGCACCTTCTGGAGAGCCGGGGCAACGCACAACGAAGCGAGCAAGAGCATCCTCGAGTGCAAGACCACGCAGATGCAGATAGATGCAGACGACCTTCCGAAGCATTGGTTCTGCCAGCTTCAGATGAACCTCGGAGTGGGCGAATACAAGGATGGAGCACTGGCCTGGCTGACAGCAGGCAGAGAGTTCGGCTACCGTGACATCGACTTCGACCCCGAATTTTACAGATGGATGCGTGACGAGATAACCAAGTTTTGGCTTGACTACATCGTGGGCAACCAAGAGCCACCTGCATACAGCGCACAAGACGTTCTTTTGAAGTCTCCACTGCACAAGGCTGGAAAGGAGATTGAAGCCACAGCCGAAGTCGGTGATATGCTCATCGAGCTGAAGGACATCAAGGAGAAGGGCAAGGCACTGGAGAACCGACAGAAGGAAATCGAGGACAACTTGAAGCTGTTCTTCGGTGACGCAGAGAGCATTGTGGACGGAAACGGCAAGACGCTGGCAACGTGGAAAGCACCGAAGGCAAGCGAGAAGTTCGATGCAAAGGCTTTTCAGACAGACCATCCCGAGGAATGCGCTGCCTACATCAAGCAGGTGCAGGGAGCACGAAGATTACTCATCAAGTAAAGGCAGGGCTTATGGCTAGTGTTCCTATATCAAAAACCGACCTAAGGAATATAATTTCCCAACTGGAGAATTATATTTCCCTAGGTGGGGAAGTGACAGCTACGACCGACACAAGCCAGCGGAACAAAATCCGTATGGCTACCGTGCTCAAACGGAAGCTGGAAAAGAAACTATCATTATCAGAATAAAATTATGAACGATTCATTTATCCTATACACATCAGATTATCAATTAATCGAGGGGCTGACGGATGAGCAACTCGGGCAACTGACCCGGGCACTCTTCATATACGCAAGGGATGGCGAGGTTATCAATCTAGAACCTGTCGTGCGTATGGCTTTTGTCTTTATTAAAGACAAAATTGACAGAAACCAGCAGAAGTACCAAAAGAAATGCGAACGTAATCGTGAGAACATTCGTAAACGATGGAATAAACCGAATACGAATGATACAAAAGAAAACGGACGTATACCAAACGATACGAACGTATACGGACGTATACCAAACGATACGAAACGATACCTAAGTGATAGTGAAAGTGATAGTGAAAGTGATGTTTCTAAAGAAACAAATATATTAGAACCTTCTAAAGAAGCTTCTATGCAAAGTTTTTCTCGGAAAAACGTTTGCGCTGCAGCAGAGCCGCCAAAAAGTTCTGAGAAGAAGAAATCCAAGAAAGGCGAAATCGACTACGCAGCCATCAAGGACTACTGGAACGAGCAGCACGACAAGACCAACAGCGCAATGCGAAGGCTGACGCTTATGACGGAAAACCGCAAGGAAGCAATCAGAGGAAGGCTCAAGGACTGCAAGGGAGATATTTCCAAGATTTACCTGGCCATCGACAAGGCTATGGCCAGCGACTATCTGAACGGAGGGCATTCCTGGGCATCATACGACTGGGTAATGACAAGGAAGTATTTCCCGAAGGTGCTGGAGGGCAACTACGACAACACAAAGCCATCCGCAAGCCAGCAGCCGCAATCGGCAGAAGCCAGGGCGCAGGATCCAGCGGCAACGGCAAGACCGAGCATCGGGGAACGCTACGAGCAAGCCAAGCACCAGCAGCCAGCTGTCCGGCAGAGCCAAGACGATAAGTTCCGATGGGTAATCCAGCAGAATCTTGACGATTTGAAGAAGAACCCACGAAACAAGCCAGCCAAGGACTCGCTTGCGAGATTCTACGAAAAGGGAGTTCTGCAGCGACTGGGCATCGACTGGAAGCCCGAAAAATAACGAATGAGGGTAAAATAAGCCGCTATGAGACGTTTTTACGCTTCGGGCGGTAAATTTATAAGGCAAACAGATTTTAAACGCTTAAAACGAAAGAATTATGGCAGAACAGAAAGAAGTACACATTGTAAGCGAGGAAGGTATCAAAGTAGAATACCCGATCGGAGCGACAATCAGCATCAAAGGCAAAATTTGCAAGGTGGTTGAGGATAAAGACCTATCTGAGGAGAACTGCAACGAGTGCATCTTGGACAGTAAGGGAAAGGGCATTACCTGCAGAAACCTTGCTTGTCTGAATCATGAAAGAGAAGACCGCAAGGACGTACACTTTATAGAGATTTAGAAGTATGAATGATATGAAGAAAATCAAAAGCAAGAATGTTCAGAACTATGTTATGAACGACATGGTGTTTAAGGTTGATATTCCAAGGCTCTTGAAAGAGATAGCTGAGTGTTCAAAAAGCACTCCCTATCCTGTGACTTTTACGATTTTGACACGTGTACTTGGGATACTCGCTGAAAGAGCTATTGAGATAGATGACCCTGCTCTTAACATCATTATGATGCATCTAGGGCTATATGAAGGAGTGCACGATAAGAACGCAGGTGAGGTTATATCTAGATTACGCAAGTTGATTGCTGACAATCAAAAATCGGGGGAATAACTATGAATGAATTATTTTTTCACGAATGCAGAGCCGCTGGGCTTGTGTTCAAGACCTCAGACGACTGGTTCAAATGGCTGACCGATAACGGCTACGACATCAAGAAGCCGGTCGCAGAGCACGAAGGCTTCAAGTACAACATCAATGATTTCTGCATCAATCCGCACGTAATCGAGTATTCCGTAGAGGGTGCAGACAACTGGGGATGGAAGGTAATGACCGCCAAGACGCAGTTCGGCTGGATATGGGGGTGCAGTATTCAGAACGGAAAGACCGGGTATGACAGCCCGGTTTGCTACCCGAGCAGATATGAAACCATCTGCATCTTCTGCGGCAGTGAGGAGGAAGCGGTTCAAGATGCACTGACCGCCATCATCGGATACCTTTCGGTGAAGGCTGGAACCAAGAACGTAAACCTTCTCATCTGGGCAGCCAAGAAGAAGCGGGCAGACATCGTTCATCCACAGATGGAACTTTTTAAATAGTTATCTATGAACAGAGTTAATAATATCATACTTGTCCGTGAATGCGGTCTTCATCATCTGTCAGTTGGCGACAGAGACATCTGGCTGGCAGATGATGAAATCAAGGCTCTAGAATGTATCCTAAAGGATTACAATGCGGACACGAACAATTTTAAACGTAGTTGAAAATGAAGAAGATAGAAATCATCACGGACAGCCACCGCCATCACGTATACGTTGGCAACACCGATTTCTGGCTCAATACTCAGGAACTTTTGGAACTTTATTTTAAACTCGGACGAGTGAAGTTATAAACAATAAAAAACATTCAGATTATGAAACAAAAAGATTTTGATATCTATGAGATTTTGAAGGGTGTGCCTGCTGGCACCAAGTTATACACGCCAATTTGCGGAAAGGTTGCGTTCACTTGTCTTGCATCCAGCAAGGAAATAATTCGGACTGAGGATAAGAACGGAGGAGTGCATTGCTTCGACAAGAACGGCAAATGGATGGAGGAAGGCGAAGTAATGCTTTTCCCTTCCAACGAAATGAGAGACTGGAGCAAGTTCGCTTGGAAGAAAGGCGATGTCTTAGCAGGTTCTTTTGGTGTATTATGCATCTTCGAGAAGTGGGCAAATGCCGATTATACTAAGTTTGATTCAAAGTTTGTAACCCAAAAGAATAGAGGCACTACCTTCGAAATAGAGGATTGGTACAAGGTTACAAATAAGGCAGTAATCAAACAATATATCTCCGATATTGAGGAAGATAATGGTGGTAAACTCAACCTCACCACTTTGAAGATTGAGAAGCCGAAGAAGAAGCTAGTGTTTGAGTTGGGCAAACTCTACGTTTTCAACGAGGAAGACGAGGACGGAGAGCTGACAATCATCGGCAAGCTCATCGGCAAGAACGAGAGCGAGGACACGCTGACATTCGGCAACCAGTACGAAATCGAGAACGAGAAGTTCGTTACCGACCAAGCCTTCGACCTGAACATCAGCGTACACGAGGAACTGCGAGAAGCAACAGAGGACGAAGCTGTCAAGTTCCAGGAGGCTTGCACCCTATGGGAGAAGCGCAAGAAGCAGGGTAAGGAGCAGTCACCATTCAATCCACTCGACAAGGTTCTCGTTAGGTGCGGAAAAGGGCGCAAATGGCTGCCGGCTTTCTTTGTCCGTGTCCGTGAAGAGTATTCAGATTGGAGATGTACCGCCTTTCTGATCCATAGCGGAAAAACAGCAGACTTCACCAACTGCATCCCATTCGAGGGGAACGAGAGCATCGCCTGGACTGACATCGATGACCTTCCATTCTAGGACGTATGGCGAGCGAACTGTGCAAGGCTTGCGAGGGAGGAAGAAACTGCATCAACGGCAGGTACTGCCCACCTCGCAGGCAATATGTTGAACACCAAGACATCAAGGAATGCAATGGTAATGACGGCAGAAGAGCGCAAGAAGAAAAAGGCTGAGTATCATAAGAGATACTATCACGAGCACCGAGATGAGATTCTTTCCAAGAGCAGGGAGCGGAGAAAAGCAGCATATATGGCCGACCCTGCTAGATTTGCTGAATATACCAAAAAGTACGAGATGAAGAATCTCGAGAAGACGAAGGCATATAGAAGAAGCTATTATTTGAAGAACCGTGAGAAGATACTTGCGATTGCAAAGAAATGGCGCAAAGAACATCCGGAAAGAGTCAAGGCTAACAACAAGAAGAACTACGATGCAGAAAAGCAGAGAAGGTCGTATGTCCGAATGATAGAGCGTGAGCGCAATGGAGAAATGCCGGATATTGACAAGGTTGCCGCTTTATTCAAGAGTGAGACGCAGGCAGGGCATTTAAGGTGGCTCGTGAACAATCAGAGAGAAAAAATCAGAGATATGATGGCGCAGGATGAAAAGGAATGCGCAAGTAACGAACAGACTGGGATGGAATAGCAAAGAACAGTCCTGGCGGCAGAATACAGGTAACATAAGTTTAACAACAATGGTTGTATGGATGCCTGCTAGTTATTATTAATCTGACCCCACGGAAAGACGTGAGCCGCACAAGACTGTATGCCATAAACCAGACCACACGAAAAAGAAAGCGAGGTGGAACATGAAGAAATAACAGAAGATTCCCAAGAGGGAGTGCTTACAGAGTAAACTCATTTGATACAAGATTATTCTTTATTTTGCAAAACGCCAAGCACTCCCTCGATTTTCAGTTTCAAGCCCGAAACGATGAAAGGAGAAGGGACTATAGGGTAGAGGATAGTAGTAGGGAGCTAGCGCACAAGCGCACACAAGCGCACACACGCACGTAAGATACCGCAGCCCGAACAACTACCCACAGTCACAGAGATAGCGGCTTAGAACGAAAATTTCAAGAAAATAACAAAAAAGAAAATCAAAAATAAAACAAAAGTAAAACAAAAGAAAACGAAATGGAAAAAGGAACAGTTATAATCGGCATCGACCCCGACAACCAGGAAAGCGGTGTCGGAGCAGTATTTGACGATAGAAAATTCTTAGCCTACAAGATGACCTTCCCGGCTCTGATTGACTACTTGAAGGCAATGAACGAGAGCTGCAAGAAGATTAAGGTCGTTATTGAAGGCGGCTGGCTCAACAAGAGCAACTGGCACGTGCTAGGCAGATTTATGACGGCAGTCAAGGCAGCAGCCATCGGACGCTCAACCGGAATGAACCATCAGACCGGAATCCTTATCGTAGAATGCTGCGAGCATTACAATATCCCCTACGAGATAATCAAGCCGCTAAAGAAGTGCTGGAATGGCAAAGACGGAAAAATAACACAAGACGAAATCGCGTACTTTATGAGTTCAGACGGAAAGATGCCGAGAATGAACCAAGACCAGAGAGACGCACTACTCCTCGCCTGGGTGTGTGCCGGATACCCGGTCAAGGTCAAGCCAAAGAAAACAGAGACAACCCTGCAGAAGACCATCAGAGCCTTTGACGGATGGAATGTTGATAAAAGTTAAAAGTGCACGAAGAACGAACAACTAAAGCGAAAAAGTAGTATCTTTGCACCAATGTTTACCAAATAAGCAGTTTTTCGAACTTAAAACAAGAAGAAAATGAAAACAGAAGAAATCGCACTATCGAGGGTCAGCGAGAACGAAGCGAACCCTAGAGAGATAAGTCAAGCGAACTTTCAGAAGCTTGTGCAGAGCATCATTGTGTTCCCAAGAATGTTGACCCTGCGCCCGATTGTTGTTGATGAGACCTTCCACGCATTGGGTGGCAACATGAGACTGAAAGCCTTGCAGCACATTGTCACGATGGACGAAGCAAGCATTCAAGTAAAGCTGGATGCAGAGCAGCGTCTGTCCGATGAGGAGCAAGCCGTATTGATGGAGTATTGGCAGGGATGGCAGCAGCAGCCAACAGTTACCGTGGTGAGCGCATCAGACTTGACAGAAGCACAAAAGCAGGAGTTTATGATTAAAGACAACCTATCCTTCGGCAACTGGGACTTCAACGACCTTGCGAACCGATGGGACAGCGCACAGCTTCAGAACTGGGGTATGCCAGTCTGGAACCCAGCACCAGTGGAAGCAAGCAGCACCAGCAAGTGCAAGAAGAAAGACAAGGACGACCAAGAGGGCGACCCATTCGCAGGGGAACTACCTCCTGAAATCGAAGGGCAAGACTTAACTCCTGACGACTTGCCAACGATAATGGGCGATGGCGTTTTGCCACGTGAGAACGTAATCATTCACTACAAGCCAGCCGATGAGCCATTCCTTGCCAAGCTTCTGGGAGTTGATCATATCGACCGCATCGTCTGGAACTTTGACGAACTGAAACCAAGACAAGAAGGAAAGGAGGAAGACAATGGAGAAGAATAAAATCGAGAACATCAACCTGCACGACCTGGTGGAGAACCAAGACAACCCACGCAGCATTGAGCCACAGCAGATGCAGAAACTCGTTGAGAGTATTCTGACGTTTCCAAAGATGTTGCAGATGAGACCAATCGTCTGTAATGAGAACCGAGTTATCCTCGGAGGAAACATGCGCTTCCGTGCCCTGCTCAACATCGAGCAGATGGAAGACGAAGCTATCAAGAACGCAATAGAGACCGTTGCCGTGAAACTGACCGATGGAGAGAAGCAGCAGCTTTGCAGCCACTGGGAGAAGTGGAAGGCAGAACCAAAGGTCGAGGTCGTTATGGCTGACAGCCTATCCGAGGAAGAGACGGACGAGTTCATCATCAAGGATAACGTCTATTTTGGCAGCTGGGATGAAGAGAAGCTAAAGGGAGCATTTGACGTTGACGATATGCAGCGATGGGGATTGAACCCCTGGGAAATCCAGCAGGAAGCCACGACCTACGAACCAGCAGAGGACGAAGAACAGCGCATCATCATCGTTTACCGCAGCGAGGACGCACAAGCCGTGGCAGATATGCTGGGACTTGACGCAATCGAGAAGCGCAACTTTGATGTGGACGAACTCAAAGAAAAAACCGAATAGTCGGAAATTTAGCGTTTAAGTCGGAGAAACGTTTGAAATGGATAAACTATCCGCTCTGAACAATTCAATCCGGCAGAGGCGAAATTTAACAAAAACAACTCGAATATGAGAAAGACTTGTGTTTTTATCATTGGAACCAACGCCAGCGGAAAGAGCACCGTTGCCCGAAAGCTGATAGAAAGCTTTGGTGGAATCGAAAGCTATTCGAACGGAATAAGCAGCACCAGGGATGGAGTTGCATTTGCAGGGCGATACGATGTTAAGTACGGAGGTGTTGACAATCTGAACGGTACGACCATACTTCGTGACATCGTGAAGAAGGCACTGGAGAGCACCGACTGCATCATTTGCGAAGGGATGAGACTTAAATGCTGGGGTCCGAACTTGACGCACGCAATGTTCAATGCGGACAGACAGATTGTAATCTTCTTATACGCACCACTCGAAGAAATCCCAAAAAGGCTCGCAGAACGGTCGAACGGAACGTTGAGCAAGGATATTATCCGGGGACAGCGAGAATCGGCACACTCGGCAAAGAAATGGCAAACTGCGGGTTGTGACGTTGTAGCGATAGACACCACGAAGCAGACAGCAGACCGAATCGCAGACTTTATCATCAACAAAATAAATTCATGAGGATATGGCAGAACATTATGGCAACACGCCAAGAATAACATACGAGTTTCCCGACTGCTCAATGCCAATGGCTTTTGATACTTACAATAATTGCAGCTTTGGCTGTATGTATTGCTTTGCTCAGAACCAGCGAGGTATTGGCAGCAAGAAGAAGGAATACCTGCACAAGGAGGTTAAGGACGTGAGCGTTGAACGCATCAAACGAATGTTCATTGACCCCGACAAGCACGGTGGAGACTTTGCGCCATACATCAAGGCTCGAAAGGTTATGCAGTGGGGAAGCATGAGCGACCAGTTCGACAACTTCGAACGTAAGTACGGAACGACACTGGAACTTTTGCGCTTCTTCAAGGATATAGACTATCCGCTTTGCTTCTCGACCAAGGGTGCATGGTTCACCAAAGATGAGCGATACATGGACTTGATCAGAGGGCAGAAGAACTGGAACTTCAAGTTCTCAATTATCACCAGCGATGCAGAGAAGGCTAGAGTAATAGAGCGAGGGGTGGAAAGCCCACAAGCAAGACTGGAAGCCATCGAGCGCATCGCCAATGCAGGGGCAGGAGGTGCAACGCTGAGACTGAGACCCTTCATCATCGGAGTGAGCACGCCAACGTACCTCGACCTTATCAAGGAAGCATTCAACAGAGGGGCTACAGCTTTGAGCACCGAATTCTTCTGCTTGGAAACGAGAAGCCCGACATTGAGGGAATTGTTGCCTACCATCAGCAAGATGGCAGGTTTCGACATTCTCGCATTCTACAAGAAGTACAGCGTACAGTCCGGCTATCTGAGACTGAACCGCAAGGTCAAAGAACCGTTCTTCAGGAACATGAAGGAACTGTGCGACCAGCTGGGAATGCGCTTTTATGTATCGGACGCACACTTCAAGGAACTTTGCCACAACGGAAGTTGCTGCGGATTGCCGCCAACGTGGAACTACAGCAGGGGGCAGATGTGCGAAGCACTGAACATTTGCAAGCGCAAGGGATACGTGAGGTGGAGCGACATCAAGCTGGATGCAGAGAACCTTTTGAGGGCGAGACTGGAGAAGGCGATGAACCTGGGAACAAGAGAGAAGTACTCGAAGTATTACACGATGAGCGCAGCCGACTACATGAAGTGGTGCTGGAACAATCCGCAGGCAGCGCACTCGCCATACAAGATGTTCGAAGGGGCAATGTTGCCAGCTGACGAACGAGACAGCGAGGGAAACATCGTATACAAGTACAACGGAGCGAAATTTTAAATCAAGAATCGTATGCCACAAGGTAATAATAACAAGCATCGAGCGCAGAAAATCGACATCGAGAACCGCCTGCAGATTATCGCACCCCTATACCGCAAGGGATGGACGGAGCGAGAAATCACGGCAGAGGTTCGCAAGCGGCTCGACAGACCGAAATACAATCAAGCACACTGCGACATTCAGCGGTTATTGAAGGAGTGGAGGGAAGAGAGACTGACCGACACGGACGAAAAGATAACCAGCGAGGTGGCAAGGTTGAAGCTGGTGATACGTGAAGCGTGGGAAGCCTGGGAAAAATCCAAGGAAGACTACCACCTGCAGAAATCAACCCAGCATGGACAGCCACTCTTTGATGAGCGAGGAAAGCAGATTTCAATCGAGACCGTCAAGGCGATAATGTACGATGCAGAGAAGCGAGGATTCGGAGAACCACGCTACCTCGACATCATCATCAAGGCAGAGACGCAGATTTGCAAGCTGCTCGGACTTGATAAGGTCGTGCTCGACCTGAACGCAGGCTTTCAAGGCGGCATCGAGGTACGATACATCAACTCGGGACACCAGTGCGCATCCAGCGAGCAGGAAGTAATCGAGCGTGAAGGATTGGATAAAGAATAATTTTTTACCATAATTTTGTTTTAAGTTTTATTGTTTGAAAGTATGGCACTATTTGACGTTATTGGTGAACTGTATGACCCGAATGCGGACGTGAAGCCAAGGTTTCTCGTAAACCAAGGAGGTACGTCCTCGGGGAAGACATACACCATTATGCAGCGTCTTATAGTGCTTTCTTTTGAGCATCCGATGGCAATTATCACGGTGTGCGGTCAAGACCTCCCGAACCTAAAGGTGGGAGCCATGCGAGACCTCGACACCATCCTGCACACAAGGGCAGAGCTGCTGGACTGGTTCAAGAACAACAAGAGCGACAGCAGCTACAGAGGAAAGAACGGCTCAATCATCGAGTTCAAAAGTTACCAGGATGCGCAGGACGCTAAGAATGGTAAGCGTGACTACCTGTTCGTGAACGAGGCGAACGGTGTGCCCTACGAAGTGTTTTGGCAGCTTGCCATCCGAACCCGAAAGCAGGTGTTCATCGACTACAACCCAAGCGCAAGGTTCTGGGTGCACAACAACATCATCGGAAGGGATGACTGCCGTTTGATACTGAGCGACCACCGAAACAACCGATTTCTGACAGCGCAGGAGCATCAGAAGATTGAGGAGATTGACGACCCCGAACTTTGGAGAGTGTACGCTAGAGGATTGACTGGAAAGATTACCGGGCTTATCTTCACCAACTGGGGTATCGTTGACAAACTGCCACCAAGGGAGGAGTGGAAGATGGAATGCAGGGGGTTGGACTTCGGATTCACCAACGATCCGACAGCAGTGGAACACCTTATATTGGCGCACGGAGAGTTGTGGGTGGACGAGGAAATCTACCAGCCGGGAATGACGAACGACGACATCGCAGACCGATGCAAGGAAAACGGACTGACAAAACGAGACCTTATCATTGCAGACTCGGCAGAGCCTAAGAGCATTCAGGAGATACACAACCAAGGGCTGTGGATAATAGGCAGCACCAAGGGAGCGGACAGTATCAACAACGGCATCGACATCTTGAAGCGTTTCCGCATCAACATAACAAGACGCAGCCACGGCATCATCGGGAACATGCAGCAATACAAATGGAAGAAGTCAAGGGATGGAGAGACAACGAACCAGCCTATAGACGCATTTAACCACGGCATAGACGCAATACGATACGTAGCCTTGAAGAAGTTATCCGTAGCAAGTCACGGAACGGCTAGGGCGCATGTATTAAGGCAAAGATAATGACAAAAATATAAAGCGTATGGATAATAACACTACATTTAAGTACTGGCTGGCAGTGGCAAGGCACACCAGCTACAAAATCGGCAAGCAGCCACGACCTGCATTTGTCGGAGGGAAACAAGTGCCCGGCAATCTCAACCAGCTATCCATCGGACAGCTAATAGACCTTTCCCAGCTATCAGACAGCGAGGAAAGTCTGTATCAGATAGTGACAACCGTCCTCGGTCTGAGCCACAAGGAAGTGGAGCAGGCTAGGGCGGTTGATGTCGTTATGCTCATCGGCTGGGTAACATCAGAGGTGGAGCGCATCAACAAGCTCTTCGAGAGCACAGACACAGCGAAGCCAACGAGACTGGAGAAGGAGGCAGGCATCGATACCCTGCGCTTCGGACTGTTCGGCATGCTGGACTGGTATGCGGTAAGGATGGGCATCAGTGACCACGACCAAGTTCTGAAAACGCCATGGCTTCGCATCTACAAGTGCATGGAAATGGACAACAAGAGAAGCGTGTACGAGCGGAACCTGCAGAAGTTGCAGGCAGAGGAAATGAAACGTAAATCTAGATAATTATGGCAACAATCAGAGAAATATTAAAGCAGCTGGCAGCAGACACGCTACCAGACTACACCTACCTATTCGAGGACTGGGACACAGCGGACACCAAGCTGGAGAAACTGAACTATCCGGCAATCGTCTGCATCATACCAGCCAGTGGTACGACAGAGATACGCAACGGCAGAGTATACGACACCGTGAACGTTGCCCTGGCTTATCTCGACACTGTACCGAGGGGAGCGGAAGGAGAAGACAACGGAGAGTGCATCGACCGAATGAAGGTGGCAGGGGCAAGGATGATACGAGCCATCAACCAGTCGCACCAGTTCGAACCGCTGGAGGGGCAGCAGTACTACGAGACCATCATCGAGCGGCTGAGCACGATCGTGTCGGGCGTAATGTACTCCCTGCAACTGACACAGAGCATCGGAGGGTGTGTGGTATGAGCAAGGGAGGAATACAATTCGACCCCAAGGCGGCATCGCTCATCATGCGTGAGGAAGTGGAGAGAGCACGGCAGCTTATCATCAACCACATCAGAATCAACGGACAGAACGCATCGGGACGCACCATAGCGAGCCTAAAGGTGGAGCAGCCCAGCGAGGATGAAACCATCCTTTGGGGGCACAAGCCATTTGGGGTTCTCGAGACTGGACGAAGGGCAGGAAAGATACCATACGGCTTCCGTGGCATCATCCGCCAGTGGATGAAGGACAAGGGACTGCACGGCACACCTATCCACTACAAGACCCAGCGACCGCACAAGTACACACCGCAAGAGCGTGGAGATATGAGTATGGCAGGGGCAATCGCCCACACCATCGCTAACAAGGGTTCTAGGCTGCACCGCACTGGCGGCAGGGCTGACGTGTACAGCAACGTTGTGCCCGATACTATGAAGCGGTTGGGGCAGAGACTTATTTTCTTAATCCACCAGTCGGTGGGAAGTATCAAACTAAACAATGAGACGGTATGAGACAGACAACGAAAAACGGCATCACGATTAAGTATGCGGACGCTGTAGGCTTCGCATTCCTTCCCTGCATCATCAAGGCAAGCGGCTCGGGCGTTGCGAGCATCGAGACAACCATCAGCAGGGAGACCAGGGCGCACACGTACAGCGTGGAAGCGTTTGCAGATAACTGCATCATGGACTACCGGGAATATGTGCAGGCACTCTTCGATGGCATCAGCTTCGGGAACCTTGACTACACCAAGGAGATTCAGCAGAGCAACCTCGGGGCAGCGTTCAATATTTCCGTGAAGGTCAAGAACAGCGAGGGGAGCGACATCGCGACATTCAGCTACACGACCTTCTATGTGTGGGGGGCGATGAGGGCAGGCGAGACTTGGAACGGACACAAGAAGCTGACATGGTTCACGCATTTCCCATTCTCATTTGGTTTTTATACCAATGAGGCTTCCCAGATTCTTGTCGGCTACGAGGGAGCACCAAACAAGTTAGTTAAGCCCGGCATCGATGGCATCGTGGACATCAATGCCAGTGTTCTGCCAAGCAAGGCTAGGTACTGGAACATATACGACTACGATGGCAAGATAGAGCTGGGAACGTTCACGGACGTTTTCGACCTTACCTTTGCGATGGCGAGCGGTGGCAAGCAGTCTCTCCTTGCAAGAATAGAAAGGAACGACACGGAGAAGGGCATCTATCTTCGGTGGGTTGACCGACACGGCTTTTACCGATACTGGCTCTTCACGCAAGGCGATGAGAGCAGGGCGATAAGCAGCGACACCAGCTTCATGCGCAATAACCTCGGAGAGTATGACGATACGATATTCGGCTACCTCGGAGCGAACGGCAGAAGGCAGGGCTACAGCAGGGAGGACACCATACCGCTTTGCGCACCGCTTGTGGACAGCGAGACGTTCGATTTCCTGCAAGACCTAGCCAGCAGCCCGGTCGTTGATATGTACCTCGGGGGCAACAACTGGCAGAGCGTGACAATCAAGGCAGGAACGTACACCAAGACAACGGCAGAGTTGCAGGATTTCGTCTGCAACCTGGTTATTAACAATACACAGATTCAGCAGCTATGACAGACCAGCAACTTTACATCGATGGCATCTTGATGGATATGAGCGAGGAAACGGCAATCACGCTCGACATCAAGAGCAATCTTTTCCGTGACATCACGAAAATGACCGCCAACACGACATACACCATCAACCTGCCAAAGACAGCGCACAATATGTCGGTGCTGGAGTTCGCAGGGAAACCGAGCACAAACAGCAAATACCCCTATATTTTCCACACAGCACGTTATTTCCGTAACGGACTGGAGATTATCCGCAACGGAAGGGCAAGCGTCCTGAGCGTAAAGGAAACCATCGAAATCTCGATTTATTGGGGATTGTTCCAGGCATTGGCAACGCTGCAATCGTCCGATTTGAAGCTGAACGAGTTGAATTGCACGAAGTATCTTCGGTTCAACAGAAACAACAGCTCCTACACCTACGAGAAGGCGATTTCCGAGGGAGTTTTCTATGGAACCTATGACGCTGCAGCGGTCAAGACATCAAGCGAGGAGTGGCAGGGCTATGACCGCAACGTTGGAGGGAACAGCAACACGACATATTCACTTGTTAACGGTAAGATAAGAACAGGAACAGAGGTCGGGAAGTACGTGTCGGGCGAGGTGTTGACCGATGAAACCTACTTGTGTGCAATCATACCTTTCGAAGCTGGAATGAGAGCGACCATCAGCAAAGTGTTGGGAAAGGGAGACTATCGAACCTGGGCAATACTCGACACCAACAAGAACATCGTGAGCCTTGCTGCGGATGCAGGAACGATCGAGACGGAAACCAATCCGGCCATACCATCACCCGACCCGATTTTATCAGAATCTATCGGTGCAGGCATCCTTTGCGCCAGTGGAGACACGAAAACGGCTATGACGACAATCTGCGTCCGATTTGCATTGATGGACGAAGCACCAGCAGGGCAGGTGGAATACGGAAGCTACGACCCTGCAACTGGATTTACGGAAGCCTGGGGAGTGGAAGACATACCAGCAGACAAGGGTGGAACAGAAATCACGGTGAACGTAACCAAGTATAAGCAGGCTGGAAGGCTCATCTACGTTAAGCCATCAAAGAGCGGAATGCTCTACTGGATAGCAGGCGAAGGTTCGGGAAACAACTACTACGTATCGGGCGGAACACAATACAAGACATCGAGATTCGCACCATACAGCGTGAAGTACACCAGCGATAGTGAGCCAATCGATATAGACCTTCAAGCACCTGCCACGGCAGAGTGGCTTGTCATCAACGCAATCAAGGAATACAGCACCGGAACGACCATTCAAGTTAAGAGCGAGACGGAGAACCGGGCGAAAGCCAGCAGCAGGGAAGTACAGACTTCTTCGAGCGGTGGCACGTTTGACGGAGACGGTTCATTTGGTGGAGGTGGCTCTTTTGGTTATGCCGACAAGGGAGCAATCCAGCCAAGCGTGACGGCACAATATATCCTAGACCTTATCACGGCACAGACCGGGGTTGCATTCGGATGGAGCAGCCAGGCGAAAGAAACCATCAAGGGGCTTGCTGTCCCATTGATTACAAGGAAGGCAGATGCACAGACGGTAGTAGGCAGCTTTGAGGGTACTTTCATCGCAACAACGAACCTCGGCATTCTTGAATTCCAGCCAACGAGCCTATCGGAGGTCTTCGATGGACTTGAACTTGCGACCAGATACAGCCAGCTGAAAGTTAAGATTGCCTGCACGATGATTTTCGATGTTCAGATGAACTGGTCGTGGGACGCATCGAATGCACGCCCGAATGGGCATATCGGAAACTCTTACGAAGGCTCTACCGAATGGAACGGAGTATATCAGTATGATCCTTGCTACATCGAAATCAAGGTTGTATCAAAGCATACGAGCGACCAGGAGGAAAGCGAGTACACCAAGACATACATCGCAGGCAAGGAGATAGACGAAGATGATGCTTTTTCTAGAACGTATATTACAGACTACGATTCGGACAAGGTAAACGGACGGTTCATACACCTTGCAGCAGGGCGAGGGGAGATTCAACTTGAAGAGGGCGACATCGTGACCTTCGAGTTCAAGCACTACGGAAAGGGAACCTTGCGAGGGCTTCGTGGATACAACGGACGCATTTCTGCAAGCATCAGTCAGAGCGATGAAGTACCCTACGGAGGAAATTTCCCTATCGGCAAGAACCTGCCCGACATCAAGGTGACGGATTTTCTGAAGTGTATCTGCATTCTGACATCAACGTTCCCAAGCCAGCGATTTTCCGATGGCAGACTTGCGTTTGCGGACATCGTGAGCCTATGGGAAGCCAAGGCGCAAGCGGTTGACTGGACGAAGAAGCTCATCCCAAGCGAATCCTGCAACCATCCAAGGCAGACCGATTTCAGTGTAGAGGACTACTGCCAGCATAACATCTACAAGTGGAAGGAAGACGACACCGTCTTTCGGAAGCACGATGCGGATATGGAGATAGACAACAAGACGCTGGAATATACGCAGGACGTTTGTACGTTGCCTTTCGCAGCCACGGACGGAAACCGCATACCGATATACGAGTGGGAGAGTACGCAACGCACCTTTGGCAGAACCAAGATAACGGTACAGACAGCCACCAAGTACAAGGCGTGCAAAGACCGAATCGTGAATCTTACAAAGGACGATACCGGCTATGCGGTATTGGCTTTCAACATCGACCTGCAAGGTATCTTCGACAGCAAGCTGGAAAAGTTGAGAAAGACGGTGGCGAACCCACACCAGATAACTGAGCGTTTCAACCTTTCCGATTTGGAGATACTGAACTTTGACGAAACGAAGCCAGTGTACCTTGCGCAGTACGGAGCGTATTTTGCGGCTCTTGAAATCAAGACCACAAGCAGCGGATACTGCGAGGTTACAATGATAGAGTTGAACAACTAAAAGACAAAAAACTATGGTAAGTGAAGACAAACAGCAGATACTTGACATCAAGGTCAAGTACGAGGATGCAATCTATGGCATCATCAGATACAAGGAGAAGATAGACCAGCTAAAGCAATCCATCAAGGACTTGCAGCAGCAGGAAAAAGACAAGACCATCACGACCAACGAAATGAAGTTGCAGACGGAAGCCATCAACGCAACCATAAAGGAGTACAAGTACAACGTGCGTACCTTGCAGAAGGAAATCCAGAACAACGTACGCACAGAGAACGAGCAGGAAGGCAGCTTGAAGCAGTTGCGTGCCCAGCTTTCCAATGCCACCAAGAAATATGACGAAATGGCGAAGGCAGAGCGTGAGGGAGCGAAGGGGCAGGAGATGCAGGAGCATATCCAAGACTTGATAGAGGAGCTGAAAGAGGCTGAGGAGGCTACTGGAAGATTTCAGCGCAGTGTCGGCAGCTATTACGATTCCATGATGAAGGCGGCTGACGACCTACAGAACACCGAGGTTTTCGGTTTTGATGTTGTTGATGATACTGGAATCGGAAAGGTCATGGAAATGGGAAAGTCCGTGGAAGACCTAAGGGGAAAGTTTGGTGCGTTGAAAAATACGGCTCTTTCCTTATTGACCAACCCTTATTTCCTCGCCATGGCAGGTGTGGCAGGTGTCGGGATGGCATTCAAGTGGTGGTATGACTACAACAAGGGATTGATGGAAGCCACACGACTGACGCAGCAGTTCACCGGATTGACCGGGGACGAGATGAAATCTGTGCGCAACGAGGTTCTTGCGGTATCCAATACATTCGGCTTGGAATTCACGGAGACGATGCAGTCTGCTAATACAATGAGCAAGGCTTTCGGCATTTCCGTTTCTGAGAGTTTGAAGATTATGCAAGATGGACTGGTGAGCGGAGCAAACGCCAACGGTGAGTTTCTCGACACGATTAAAGAATACCCGAGATACTTCAAGGAAGCCGGACTGAATGCAGAAGAAATGGTGGCAATCTCAACGCAAGCGACCAAGGAGGGAATCTTCAGCGACAAGGGTGTTGATACCATCAAGGAAGGAAATCTACGACTGCGAGAAATGACAACCGCTACGGCTGCTGCGCTTGACGGAATAGGAATTTCTTCTAAGCAAGTTCAAAAGGACTTGCAGGACGGAAGCAAGACCACATTCCAGGTTATGCAAGAGGTGGCTAATAAGTTGAAGGAACTCCCACCGTCAAGTGCTGCTGTAGGTAGCGCAATTGCCAACATCTTCGGTGGTCCTGGAGAGGATGCCGGACTTGCTTATATCGAAATGCTCGGTGATATCGAACTCGATATGGACAAAGTAAAGGCAAAGTCCGGGGATATTGCAAAGGCACAAGAAGACGAATTGAACGCAACCAAGGAATTGCAGGACGCAATGGCTTCATTGTTTGATTACACCGGGGGTGGATTCGAGAAGATGAAGGCTCAGTTGTCAACGATTGCGAAGAAATCACTTACGGCAGTTATCAAGGGAGTAGTGAAGGCGATAAACTACTTCATCGACTGGTACAATGAGAGCCTTCTTCTTCGAGGGATAATCAATGCGCTCGGCACAAGTTACCGCTTGATGTGGAACGCAATCAAGCTCGTATGCAATCTTGGAATAGACGCATTCAAGAGGATGGGCTTTGCAGCCAAGGGCATGCTTGATATTCTCGAAGGTATCGTGACTTTCGACCTATCCAAGGCACAGAAGGGATTCAAGGAGATGTTCGATATTTCCGGCACTATCAAGGAAGCATGGCACGACATCAAGAACGCTGGCATAGAGATAGGCAATTCCTTCGCTGACGGATTCGAGAACACCGTGAACGGAAGGCTCGAACACATAAAGCTAGCCAGCGTGAACGGTGGAGCGACCAGCAGCGAGCCAGTGAGCGGAAACAAGGGAACAACACCAGCAACAGCCAAGGGCAGCACCACCAAGACCAAGGCACAGAGAGCCAAGGAAGAAGCGGAAGCCAAGGCAGAGGCAGAGCGCAGAAAGAAGCAGGAAAAGGAATTGCAGGAATCGATTGCGCTTATCCAGTACCAGTACAACGAGCAAGTAATGGACGCTAAGAAGCGATACCTTGCAGGCATGTACGACAACGAGCGAGACTACAGCAACGACCTCGAACAGCTGGAGAAGAACATGGTGGCACGAAGCATTGACGCATACGTGGCGGCAGGGCAAATCGGAGCGGAAAAGGCGCAGGAAATGCAGGCAAAACTTCTCGACATCATGATAAAGGCGAAAGCGGACTTGAAGAACCAAGCAAAGGAGATTGTGGACGAACTCAACAAGGAGTTCGAAAACGCAGAGAAGGCACGCAAGGATGCGGACATCATGAACGGTGGCACTGGAGAGGAAGACGATACAGCCAAGCTGGAGAGATACAAGGCTTTCCTTCAGAGTAAGCTGGACGCATACAAGGACTATGCAGCCGTGCAGAATCAGCTGCAGAAGGATTTGAGCGATGCTAACGTGGAAATACAAAAGAATGAGAATGATAAAAAGAAGCAGTTGACAGAAGAACAACTTCAAAACATGAAAAACTATATTTTGGCAGTTGGAGATGCTTTTGTCGATTTCTTTAATAGTGAAGATAAATCTTTTCATTCTTTTCTGAAATCTTTACTTAGCTCTTTGCTGGATGCCGTAGAGATAGCTATGGAGGCACAATACATTGAAATCCTAGGAAGAGGCTTAGCTAAACTCGGATGGGCAGGCGTGGCAGACGCAGCAGCGAAACTTGCATTGCTTAAGGCAGCGTTTGCAGCGGCAAAAGCACTCGTTAAGGGCTTCTCCACTGGTGGCTACGTCCAAGGCTCGGGCACTGGAACGAGCGACAGCATCCCGGCAAGGCTATCCAATGGCGAGAGCGTAATGACCGCTAAGGCGACATCGATGTTCAGCCCGATATTATCCGCATTCAACCAGCTTGGCGGTGGCGTGCCTATCGTAGTAAACAACGGAGGCAGCAATATCGGCATGGACATGCTGGCGGCAGCGGTCGCTAGAGGTTATCAGATGGCTCCCCAGCCAGTAGTGAGCGTGGAAGAGATAAACCGAACCCAGCGGAGAGTGCAGACGATAGAGAATATCGGCAGGCTCTAATGGTGTTGTTATTTCATCAAGATTTGCGTTCTGAGCGGTTTTTGGTCGAAGGTGGTAAAGTTATACGCCCAAGGCTGTAAAAGCCGCTTAGAGCACAAATTTTCGTCTTATTTAGGAAAATTAACTGTTTAGGAGATAAACATATTGAAAATTATCGTATCTTTGCAGCGTTTTAAAACTTAAAAATAACGTTTCAATGGCAAAACTCAGAATATACAACGACATCGACAGCCAAGACAACAAGTTCTGGTATGAATGGTTTGGTGGTGACTGCGTGTGTTTTCAAGATATAGATGTTTTTGCGGCAAGCATACCGGAGAATGATGATACCATCGATATGCGTATCTTCTGCAATGGCGGCTCGGTTGTCGAAGGCTGGGCGATTTACGACCGACTGAGACAGAGTGGCAAGAAGATAACCTGCACCATTGAGGGCAAGGCTGCTAGTATGGCAACAATCATTATGCTGGCAGCACCAAAGGAGAGCCGCAAGGCATACGAGAACGCTGCCTTTCTCCTGCACAATCCGTGGGTTCCTGGCTGGTGTTTGGGCGACCAGCTGAACGCAAAGGACTTGAAGAACCAGGGCGAGGAAATGCAGATGTGGCAGGACAAGATGGTGGACGCATACGTAGAGCGGTGCGGGTGCGACCGGGAAGAGATTCAAGCCTTGATGGATAAGGACATCTTCATCAGTACCAGCGAGGCTTTGCGCCTAGGTCTTATCAGCAGCACCGTTGTACCAATCAGCGCAAGCGCATCAAAGCGCAACATAGAGCAATTCATTAATTCAAAACAACAAAATCCAAAAGCAATGGAGAAGAAAACAGAAGTAAAGGCTTCTCTCCTCGACAAGATTTTCGCTAAGTTGGGCGTGAAGACACTGGAGGAAGCAGAGCAGGCGGTGGCAGAGCCACAAGCCAAGGTAGAGCCAAAGGCGATGGAACTCAACACAGCGGACGGACAGACACTGACCGTAGAGCGTGAGGAGGGAGACCCGCAGGTTGGCGACAAGGCAAGTCCGGACGGAACGTTTGAAATGCCCGATGGCAAGACAATCGTTGTCGAGGATGGTGTAATCACCGACATTCAGACCGCAGACAATGAGGAGCCGGACAATGAAGGCGGTGAGGGCGGTGAAGGCGGCAGCGCATCAAGCACCGACAACGACACCGTAGCCAAGTTGAAGCAGCAGGTAGCAGCACTCAAACAGCAGTTGAACGACACCAAGGCACAGCTGGCAAGCGCACAGAAACTCGCGAAGAGCAAGGAAGACATGCGTATCTTGAATGCAGTGAAGATGGCAGGCGGTGCGGAGAAGGTGCTGGCAGGCTTCAGCAGCCACTACCAGCCAGCACAGCGACAGCCAAGCGGCAAGGGCGCAGGAGAGCAGGCGGACGTTAAGGCGGACGCAAAGACTATCAGCGAGAAGGTCAAGGCTTATCGTTTCAAGAAGCGACCAAGCAAGGACTAAAACGTTGTAAGAAATCAAGTAAAAAACAAATTAGATAGTTATAAATTATGAGTAATACTTTTGATGTAAAGCAGTTCGAGAACTTTGTCCTCGAACCCGAAAATCTGAAGACCATCAAGGATGCCGTTCAGGAGACATTCTACAAGGATGAGGACATTGCGGATTTCGTCACCATCACTAAGGTCAAGGACGGAGACCCTATCGCCACCATTGGTGAGATGGAGATGGTCGGCAAGGCAGGCAGCGGTTGCGACCCAACGTATGACGAGAAGGGTATCGCCAACAACTTGGCACGCTGGAAGCTTGGCGACTGGCAAGTACCAATCAAGATTTGCTATGATTCGCTGAAAGGCTCAATCGCTGAGTACAGCTTGAAGACCGGCACAGACATTGGAGACCTCACCAGCACCGACTTCATGGTAATCTACACCGATGCACTGGAGCGTGCTATGAAGCAGATGGTTTGGCGGTTCGGCTGGTTTGGTGCTGAGGATGCGCAGACTGTTTCAGATGGCGGCAAGCTGACCGATGGCTTGAAGAAGGAGTACTTTACCACTTGCGATGGTCTCTTCAAGAAAATTTTCGCAGCTACAGCCACAAAGAACCGCACCGAGATTGCAGCCAACAAGGAAACCACGATGGCGGAGCAGATTGCGGCAATCCGCAAGCAGGGTGTGGCAACCGACCTTGTAGACAATATGCTTATGAACGTGGACTCACGCATCATCGATGATCCGAACGCTGTGCTTCTTATGACACGCTCGCTGGCTGACGCATTGACTTACGACATCAAGAAGACGTACCACGACATTATGCCTTGGGAGAAGGTCTTCGATGGCTTCCAAACATCGACCTACAACGGCATTAAAATTGCCAGTGTCAGCATTTGGGACAGAATGATTAAGGGCTATGAGAAAGGCGCAACAGCGTACAACCTTCCTCATCGTATGGTCTTCTGTAACCCTAAGCAGCTGATGGTCGGCACACCGCAGGATTCGCTCATTAGTGAGCTGGATGCTTGGTTCGACCACAAGGAGCGTAGAAACTATATCTACTCAACTGGTAAGATTGGCACGGCTCTCCTCGAAGAGAATATGATCCACGCAGCTTACTAATCGCTCCAAATCTTCATCAAGTATTAAGTTTACAAATCCTCAACACCCACAAAAACGGTGTTGGGGATATAACAATTAAAAACGAATTAATATGGCAACAACTTGTGAGAGCCTTATCGCCCAGGACATCATCATCCCTTGCGAAGACCAGGTAACAAAGGGATTGGAGGGCGATGGACTTATCATCAACCGAGACGACATTGACTTTACCAAGTCCGTTGTCGTGGGTAATACAATCAACACATTGGTGCTGAAGACTGGCAAGAAGGCATACGCTATCCGGCAGGAGGGCAGCAAGCCATTCACTGGAACAAAGACAGAACTTACCGTTGGTACGTACCGCAACAGCTGGAAGAACACCGTGGCAGTCGTTGTTCTGGCGAATACACCCGATGTTTGCGCAAATATCATTGACGGATTGGCGAACGGAAAGTTCGTTATCATCCTGCGCAACCTTTCAAAGGGAGCGGACGGAAAGGCAGAGTACCAGGTATTCGGATATGCGCAGGCACTGAAGGCAAGCGCAGGCGAGAACGACAAGTACTCAGACGACACCGAGGGCGGCTGGCTTATCACGCTGGAAGAGGAGAGCGTACCGAAGGCAGCTTATTTCTTCTTCGACACCGACAGCGAGACCACGGCAGCCAAGTACGCCAGTCTGACAACAGCCGTAGGAGGTTAAGCCATGACCTACGAGGAAGCAACAGCCAAGGTCGGGGAATTGAAGGCTCGTTTTGACAGCCCCTTTGATGCAACCGACAAGGCAGTTATAGAATCTCTATATTTCGAGGTAACACGCAAGCGTTTCGTTCCGACAACCTGCCAGCAGTGTTACCACGATGCTCTGATAGAAATATATCTAAAACTCAAAAAAGAAAAGGCTATGCCAAAAACATGTAATTACGCCATGAAGGCAGGTTTCATTATTTCCTGCCCGGATTTCTACCATGGTAAGATTTTCACTAATGAGAACCTGACCGACAAGGTAGCGCACGAATATCTGACGAAGTACCCACACATGGAGAGCTACTTTCAGAAGATACCCAGCGAGGAACTTATCGAGAACAAACAGCCGCCAGCAGGCAGCGACAAGAAGAAAGACCTCGACCAAGCCGAAAAAGCAGGCAAGGAAGAGTAATAAAACAACAGGTAAAACGACACAAGCAAGATGAACGTAAAGACAGTTAAGAAGCCGAAGCGAAGAATTGATATTGGCTACGTCAGCCGATTCAAGATGCAGGCATACGGATATGATAATCTATATCCGCAGAACCTCGCACGCATCACGGAAGCCAGCGGAACGGCAATGCTCTGCCTTAACCGCTACGCCCGATTCATTGAAGGCTACGGCTTCGATAGCGATATTATCGCAGCGTTAGCGATGAACCAGCAAGGGGACACGGCAGACGATTTATTGCGGAACGTATCTGGAGACCTTGCGAGGTTTGGTGGCTTTGCCCTTCACGTCAATTATAACGTTCTCGGGCAGGTGTCGAGCGTGAGCCACGTACCATTTGAGAATTGCCGACTGGAAGAGACGGACGACAAGGGGAACGTGGCGCACGTCTTGTTGCATCCCGACTGGGAGCAGAAGAAAACGAGGAACGGAAAGCGGTTGTTGGTGAACGAGAAGACCATTGAGCGCATCAACGTCTTCAACCCCGACCCCGACATCGTTCTTGAACAGATTGAGAACGCTGGCGGCATCGACAGCTACAAGGGGCAGGTTCTGTGGATGAGCCTAGACGGAAAGTTCATCTATCCGACAGCCAGCTACGATTCTGCCATCACGGAGATTTCGACCGATGAGGGACTGAGTAACGTGAAGATGCGAAACGTGAGAAACAACTTCCTCGTCTCCTGCATGCTCGTAACCAAAAAGGGCGTTCCAAAGTTCGATGAGAACGGTGAAGAGGTGGAGAGCGGACAGATGATTTCAGATGAAGACCTCTTACAATTCCAGGGGGACGAGAACACTGCGAAGATTCTTGCGGTCGAGGTTGAGAACGAGGAAGACGAACCGAAGGTTGTTGCTTTCCCTACGAAGAACTTCGACAAGGAGTTTTCCGTGACCGACAGCAGCGTTATCGAGCGCATTTACGCACAGTTCCACCAAGAGCTCTTCTACTCAATCCGTATTGGCAAGCTGGGATTCAGCGGACAAGTGATGCAGGATGCCTACGAGTACTATGCAGGCGAAGTGACGACCGAGCAGCGTTTCATCGAGCGAGCCTTCAAGAAGATTTTCAAGATCTGGCACGATCCTGCCATTCAGAACCTAGACCCCAAGCTGCAGCCGTTGAAGTATATCAGCAGCGAAGCGGCAGGGAACAACACGATAGATTAATTGATTGAGCCTATGGGAGGACAGACAAGAAAACAACTTATCACGGTAGACCAGTTCCGAGAGCTGGCACGACCGACCAGCACGCACCTAGATGAGGATGATGTTAACGCATACATTCGGGAATGCGAAGATGCAAACATCATACCAGCCATCGGGTGGGAACGGTTCAAGGCAGCGACCGAGCAGGGAGAGTGGGGTGATTCGTTATTGCCCGATTTCCAGCCTGCGGTCTTCCTGGACGGTGGCGAATACACCACCAAGAAGGAGGGCGATTGCAGCCAAGACGAAACCAAGGTACAGAAGTACACAAGCGGAATACGCAAGGCACTCGCTTATTTCACGTATGCGAGACTTTTTCGTGCCGATGGCACAATTATAAGCCGAGCAGGTGGAATGCGCCACAGAGATGATTATTCAGACCATGTTCAAGATGTATTGAGCAACAAGCAATACAACGACATCATGGATATGGCAGAAAGATATTTATCCGATGCACTCGAATACCTCAAGGCATTCACCCCGGAAGGAGAGGTGAAGCCACAGCGAGGAACGAGGGCACACATTCACGCAATAGGAGATTAATATATGGCAACAATAGACGAAATTAAACAGCAGGCGGCATCGGTAAAGAACGCTACGCAGGTGGGCGAGAACACAGCCGAGAGGGTAGGCGGTGCTCTCGCTGGTCTTGCGGATATTGCAGAGCAGCAGGATTCTAAACTCGGAGACTTAGGTTCCGAAGTTTCTAAAAAAGCTGATGTAAAAACAGATAATTCTTCTGCTGACCTTAATATAGCTGATGATAAAGGAAATGTGCGCTTGCTATTGGAACAAGGCCACATCCAAACTAAGAATCTTGATTGTAGTGTACAAAG